GTCCTACTCCAACCTCGAGTACGTCTGTAAAGACTGTCACGATCAGTTCGACGGTCACGGCGTCGCAAGAGCTCTGACGCAAAAAATTTTCTTCGACGCCGCCGGAGACCCGATCCCCCCCGTCACGCGAGGCCGGGGCGCCGGCTAGATTACCGCACGCCCTACCTCGGAAGAATACGCAGGCCGTTCGCGAGGCCCCCCTACAATAGCGCGGCGATAAGTAATCTACGCGCACGCGCGGACAGACGGCAAAAATCACGCGAAAAGGAGGCGGTTTTTGTGGCGAACAGGCAGGAAAAGACAAAGGAACAGCGTATCCGCGCAGAAAAGACCAGACTCCGGAGGATCTACAAGCTTCTGCCGAAGGAAGCGGCAGGGACTGTCGCGGGGCTCATCGATCAGGCGGCCTTTATGCGAATCGAGTGCGAGGACATGGCGGACGACCTGCGGGAAAACGGCTGGACGGAGAAATTCCAGCAGTCGGAGCGGCTCGAGCCCTATGACCGTGCCCGGCCCATTGGGCAGGCGTACAACTCCACGAACGCGAACTACCAGAAGATCGTCAAGCAGCTCACGGCGCTCCTGCCGAAGCCGGACACCGCGCAGAAGCAGGAGGATGACGGCTTTGCAAGCTTTGTCCGGGAGCGTGACGAGCTGTGACGCGCTATCCAGAAACGTACAATCCGATCCTCGAATACTGGGACGCGATCCAGTCCGGACGTGAAACGGTGAGCCTCAAGGTGCAGAAGACCTACAGACATGTGGCCGCACAGCTTGAAAACGCGGATTCCGAGTTTTATTATTCCCCGCGCCGGGCAAACCACGTCCTCGAATTTTTTGAAAACTACTGCCACCACTCCAAGGGCAAGGCGGGCGGCCAGCTCGTCCGGCTGGAGCTATGGGAAAAAGCGCTGCTGGCGACTGTCTTCGGGTTTATCGACATCGAGGGAAACCGCCAGTACCGCGAGGCCATCCTCATCGTCGGCAAGAAAAACGGCAAGTCGCTGCTGGCCTCAGGCGTCGGCCTGTATTTACAGATGGCAGACGGCGAGGCTGGCCCGGAGGTCTACGCCGTGGCAACCAAGCGAGACCAGGCGAAGATCATCTGGCAGGAAGCAAAGCGGATGGTCAAGAAGTCCCCGGCGCTCTGCCGCCGGATGCGCAGTCTGGTCGCTGAGCTGGACAGCGATTTTAACGACGGCGTTTTCAAGCCGCTGGCCTCTGACAGTGACACCCTCGACGGCCTCAACATCCACGGGGCCATGATGGACGAGATCCACCAGTGGAAGAGCGGGCGCGCCCTGTACGACATCATCGCCGACGGCGTGACGGCCCGTGAGCAGCCGCTGATCTTTATCACTTCCACCGCGGGCACCATCCGCGAGGACATCTACGACGAGAAATACGAAGAAGCCGAGCGAATCATCAACGGCTACGAAGATCCGGACGGGTACCACGACCCGCGCCGGATCGCGTTTATTTACGAGCTCGACAAGCGCAGCGAGTGGACGGACCCGAACTGCTGGAAAAAGGCAAATCCGGGCCTCGGGACGATCAAGAGCTACACGGCGCTGAAAGAGCGGGTCGAGCGGGCAGAGAAAAACCCGGCCCTCGTCCGCAACCTCGTCTGCAAGGATTTCAACATCCGCGAGACCTCCAGCGAAGCCTGGCTCAACTTCGAGCAGCTCGACAACCGCGACACCTTCCAGCTCGACAAGGAAAACCGCCGCCTGATCTGGCAGCATCACATGGCGGACGGCAAGACGCAGGAGCGCGTGCTTTCCTACCCGCGCTACGGCATCGGCGGCGCGGATCTGTCCAAGACCACCGACCTGACGGCGGCAAAGGTCCTGTTCCAGGTGCCGGAGCTGCCGGAGATCCTGTTTGTGCTGCAGATGTACTGGCTGCCGCAGGACCTTTTGGAAAAGCGCGTCACGGAGGACAAAATCCCATACGACAAGTGGCATGAGCGCGGGCTGCTCCGCCTGTCCGAGGGCAACAAGATCCGCTATGAGGACGTCAAAGCATGGTTCATCGAGGTGCAGGAAGACCTCGATATTTTTATCCCCTTTATTGGGTATGATGCGTGGTCTGCGTCTTATTGGGTGGACAGCATGGCGGACTATTTCGGGACCGAGGCCATGATCGCCGTGCATCAGGGTGTCAAGACCCTGTCCGAGCCCATGAAGCGCTGCGGGAACGACCTGGAATCCAAGCGCATTATTTACAACAACCACCCGATCGACAAGTGGAACCTCGCAAACACCGCCTATGACGAGGACAAAAACGGCAACATCCAGCCGCACAAAACGAGCAAGTCCACGCGCCGCATCGACGGCACGGCGGCCCTGCTCGACGCCTACACGATCTATGATCAGAAGCAGGCGGAATACACCAGTATGCTCTAGGAGTGAGACAATGGGATTTTTTAAAAACCTCCTGACGAATATCACGACCACCAAGCGCGTCTCGACCGTCCAGATGGTGCAGGAGCGCGGGAATGGCTTTTACAGCTACAACGGAAAAATGTATCAGTCCGACATCGTCCGCGCCTGCATCCGGCCCAAGATCAAGGCCATCGGCAAGCTGACGGCAAAGCACATCCGAGAGACCATCACCGCCCAGACGCGAAAGATCGCCGTAAATCCGGAGCCGTATATCCGGTTCCTGCTCGAGGAACCGAACCAGTACATGACAGGCCAGCTGCTGCAGGAGAAGCTGGCCGCGCAGCTGGTACTAAACAACAACGCGTTTGCCGTGATCCTCCGGGATGAAAACGGCCTGCCGAACGCCATTTTCCCGGTCGCGGCCATGCAGGCAGATGCAGTCTATGACGCTGGCGGGAATCTGTACCTGAAATTTTACATGCAGAACGGCAATGTGCTGACGTTTGCCTATGACGACATCATCCACCTGCGCGGGGATTTCTACGAGAACGACATCTTCGGCGACCCCATTGCTCCGGCCATTGTGCCGCTGATGGAGATCGTCACCACGACGGACCAGGGCATTGTAAAGGCCATCCGGAATAGCGCCGTCATCCGCTGGCTTTTGATGTTCGCATCCTCCATGCGCTCGGAGGATATCAAGAAGCGCGCGCAAGACTTCGCGGACAGTTTTCTGAACGTGACTAACGGAACGGGCGTCGCGGCCGTCGACGCAAAGGCCGAGGCCAAGCAGATCGACCCCAAGGACTACGTCCCAAACGCCGCCCAGATGGATAAGACCACGCAGCGCATCTATGCCCTGTTTAATACCAACCCGCACATCGTCACATCCATTGCGACGGAGGATGAGCAGAACGCCTATTTTGACGCCGAGATCGAGCCGGTGCTGAAGCAGCTCAGCGGCGAGTACACCCGCAAGCTATTTTCTCGGCGCGAGCGCGGCTGCGGCAACCGCATCGTCTTTGAGGCGTCCGCGTGGGACTTCGCCTCGACCTCGACCAAGCTCAACCTCCTGCAGATGGTCGACCGAGGCGCGCTGACGCCGAACGAATGGCGCCGCGCCTTTAACCTCGCGCCGGTCGACGGCGGGGACAAGCCGATCCGCAGGCTGGACACGCAGCCGGTCGATCGGAACACCACGCAGAAAGGAGATGAAACCGCATGAAGATCAGCATTCGCGGGCCAATCGTGTCCAGCAACCAGCACCGCTTTTATCAGTGGTACGGCATGGAGGCGACGAGCCCTAAATCCGTAGCCGATGCGCTTGCATCCGGAAACGGTGAGCGGGCAGAGGTCGAGATCAATTCCGGAGGCGGCGAGATCTTCGCCGCGAGCGAGATCTATACCGCCCTGCGCAATTACGAGGGCGGCGTCCACATCCGCATCGTCGGCCTTGCGGCCTCGGCCGCGTCCATCATCGCCATGGCGGGCGAGTCGGAAATGACACCGACCGGCATGATGATGATCCACAACGTCCAGTCCAGCGCCGACGGCGACTACCGCCAGATGGAGCACACCGCCGGTGTCCTGCGCGACGCCAACCACGCCATTATCTCGGCCTACGTCGCCAAGACTGGCAGGCCGAAAGCGGAGATCGCCGCCATGATGGACGCGGAAACATGGATCACAGCGGAGCGGGCCGTAGAGCTCGGCCTCGTCGACTGCGTGATGCAGCCGGATACCGGCCAGAAGCCGCTGGCAGCGGATTTTTATTCCGGCATGCTCAGCGAAGACGCGCTCAAACGCGCGGAAAACTTTTTAAAAAATCAGGCTGCAGGGCCTGACTTTTTTATGCCCGAACGGGCGCAGGCAGAAGCAAAACTGAAATTTTTAAAACTCAAAGGAGAATTGAAATGACAAAGGAATTTTACAACATCCAGCGCCAGAAGCTCATGGACGAAGCCCAGAAGCTGCTGGACGAAGGCAAGACCGCAGAGGCGCAGGCCAAGATGAAAGAAGTCGAGGCCCTCGACGCCAAGTTTGAGGAGGAAGCCAAGATCCAGGCGAACCTCAACGCACTTGCGGGCCAGAAGGTCGCGGCTCCGGCTGCGGCGGCACAGTCCGTCGACCTGTCCGGCACGGCAAAGACTCCGGACGTGCTCGACCGGTACGACACCGACGAGTACAAGAAAGCCTTTATGAACTACGTCCTGACCGGCAAGAAGATCCCGGCAGAGCTGACCAACGCGGACGCAAACACCAAGACAACCGACGTCGGCAGCGTCATCCCGACCACGACGATCCAGAAGATCTATGAGAAGATGGAAGCCATCGGCATGATCCTGCCGCGCGTAACACACACGTCCTACGCGGGCGGCGTCCAGGTCCCGACCAGCTCGGCCAAGCCGACGGCCTCCTGGGTCGCCGAGGGTGAGGGCTCCGACAAACAGAAGACTTCGACCGGCAAGATCGTCTTTGCGTACCACAAGCTGCGCTGCGCGATCTCCATGTCGCTGGAAGTTTCTATCATGGCGTACCCGATGTTCGAGGCACAGTTTGTCCGGAACGTCGCAAATGCGATGGTAAAGGCGAAGGAGCAGGCCATCATTAACGGCACCGGTTCCGGCCAGCCGAAGGGAATCCTTGCGGAGACCGCCCCGACCGGCCAGAACATCGACATTGCCGCCGCGACAACTGCTCTGACCTACAAGGATCTGTGCAAGGCCGAAGCTGCGCTGCCGCAGGCATATGACGGCGCGGTCTGGTTCATGTCCAAGAAGACATTCGAGACGCAGATCGTCGGCATGGTCGACAACAACGGCCAGCCCGTCGCGCGCGTCAACTACGGCATCAACGGCAAGCCCGTCAACTACATCCTCGGCCGCGAGGTCATCCTGACCGGCGACTACCTGCCGGCCTTTGCAGCGTCGGTCACGGCAGACACCGTCTTCGCCTTTATGTTCGATCCGGCGTACTACCTCTGGAACGAGAACATGGGCATGACGGTAAAGCGCTACACCGACGAGGACACCGACGACGAGGTCACAAAGGCCATCGAGATCGCCGACGGTGCGTGCGTCGACGTCAACAGCCTCGTCACGCTGACCAAGAAGAAAGCCTGACGGAGCGCGGCCAACAGGGAGGGATGACAATTGGCTTTGATCAACGTTGCAAAAACCGCCCTGCGGCTGACCACAAACGCCCTTGACGACGAGCTCGCCGACGAGGTAGACGCCTGCCTTCTGCGCCTGCATCTGGCAGGCGCGGATGGCGCGGAGGAAGACCCGCTTGTAAAGGACGCCGTCCGCGCCTACGTCCGCTGGCAGCATGATTTCTGCGGCCGGGGCGAGGAATGGAGGACCTGCTTTGCAGATATCCGCGACGCTATGGGGCTGTCCGACGATTACAGGGCAGTCCAAGCCAACGGCGGAGCAGGAGGTGCTTGCTGTGATCTTTGACACGCAGATCACGCTGCGCCTGTTCTCCTACCCCATCGTAAACGGCCAGACGGCGGAAAAGCTCGAGCGAGAAACCACCGTCTGGGCCGCCCGCAAGTCCGTCAACCGCGCCGAGTATTACCAGGCCGCACAGGCCGGCAAGCGCACCGACGCGATCTTCCGCATGCACAGCGCGGAATACGGCGGCGAGCAGCAGCTCACCTGCGGCTCGGACGTCTTTGACGTCGTCCGCAGTTACGGCGCGGAGACGGAAGAGGTAGAGCTGACCTGCAAACGGAGGGACGGCGCATGATGATCTATGAGGCGCTGGCAGACCTGGGCGTCCCGGTCTGCCACCCGCCATACAAGGGCGGAGGAGAAACCTACATCACCTATCAGCTGCTCGGCCAGTCCGGCCAGCTCTACGCCGAGGGCGGAGAGGCCGAGACCGGCGTGCAGTACGCCGTTTCCATCTTTGCCGAGGGCTTTGCCGTCGATCTGCTCCAGCGCACGAAAGTTGCGCTGGAGGCCGCAGGCTACATTGCTACCGTCGACATGGAGACCTACGACAAGGAAACGGGCCGCACGCAGATCGCGCTCATCGCCGAGACGGAGGGCGCAGCCTATGGCTAACATCTCCATCACCGGTGTCGACGAGCTCATGGCCACGCTCCAGAAAGCGAATGTTTTCGATGAGGACATGCAGCAGGAGCTCCTGTACGCCGCAGGGGATATCATCGTCGAGGAACTGCAAAAAATGCTAAAGGCGAGCGGGTTTCAGACCGAGGCATATGCATCCAGCGTGAAATACCGCAAAACCATCAAACGCGACAAAAACGGAGACCCGTACATCTCCATCACCGCAGTCGGCAAAAACGAGCACGGAACGCGCAGGGCGACCGTGCTTTTTGTTTTGAATTACGGCCGCGCGAAGAAGTACGGGCAGATCACAGGAACTTATTTTTGGACAAAGGGCGTCAGGAACGCGCAGAAGCGCGTAAACGCGGAGCTCGAAAAGATCCTTACACAAAAGCTGAAAGAAAGGGGCCTATTGTAAATGCCTAGTTTTGACTTACGCGGCATCCGGGCGGGAAAGTATAAAAACACGTCCGGCACCGTGACCTACACAGAGCCGACTGACGTCGGCGACGCCATGAGCGCGCAGCTGGAACTCAAGTTCGCCGAGGGCCGCCTGTACGCGGAATCCAAGCTTGCCGAGTATATCAAGCTTGCAACCGGCGGCACGATCTCACTGGCTGTCAAGTACATCAAAAGGGCCGCACAGGCCATGCTCTACGGCTGCACATCCGATACGAGCAAGGAAAATCTGAAATTCTCGGCAAAAGACATCGCGAACTATGTCGGCGTCGGTTTCTACGCGCCGGATAAAATCGACGGCGTAACCAAGTACACCTGCATCTGGGTGCCGAAAGCGCTGTTCGGCCCGCCATCGATGAGCTATCAGACCAAGGGCGAGAACATCCAGTTCAACACGCCGACCACGACCGGCGAATTCCTCGCAGACGATTCCGCCGACGAGCTGCTGCTCGAGACCGAGACCGTCGACACCGCGGCGGAGGCCGTTGCCTGGATCAAGGGAAAGTTGGGTGAGACCTGATGGAGACGACCAAGCTCAACACCGTCGACTATGAACTTGAGGGCCGGGTCTACCGGCTCTCCTGCAACATGAACGTCATTGCCTACGTGCAGGACGAGTATGACGGGAATCTTCTTCAGGCGCTCGACCGGGTCCGCGGGATCAAGAGCACACTGGCATTTCTGGCCGGTATGCTGACCGACGCGGCAGACTCGCAGGGGATTAAGGATGAAAACGGCCTGCCGCTGGTATTTACGCGGAAGCAGCTGGGCCGAAAGCTCACGCTCACGCAGACTGTAGAGGCCGGAAAGCTGATCTATCCGCTGGTCAGGGCCGAAGTATTGAAGAACGCGGGGGCCGAAACGAAACCGCAGGAAGACGAAACGAAACCGCAGGAAGACGAAAAAAACTGACACAGCCGGGGGAACCGAAGCCGAACGGCTTTGATTTCCCCGGCTATCTTGCCATTTGGCTGTTCCGGCTGCACCTGCCGGAGCGGGACTTCTGGAAGACCATGAGCCCGCGCCGCCTGACGCTCCTGCTTGACGCACTGGAGCCGCCCAAAAAGCCGGAAGAGCCGCAGAGCCTGTCCGCCTACATCAACGGAGGCACATAATATGCCAAACATCAACACAAGATTTACGCTTTCGGGCGAAAAAGAATACAAGCAGGCCATTTCCGAGATCGGCAGCGGCATGAAGGTGCTGGACTCGGAGATGCGAAAGGTGCAGTCGGCCTACGCGCAGAACGCCGACAGCGTCGAGGCGCTGAGCGCCAAAAACGACGTGCTCGAGCGCAAAATCTCCACACAGACCGAAAAGATCGAGTATCTCAAGGCTGCGCTCCAGCAGTCGGCCGAGAAATACGGCGAGGCAGACAAGCGCACCATGCAGTGGCAGGCAAGCCTCAACAACGCCAAAGCTGAGTTGAACAATCTCAACAACCAGTTTGACGAGAACAAGCAGAAGATCGCCGACTCCGGCAAGGAGATGGGCAACCTCGGCGACGTGGTGAACGGCCTGACGTCCAAGCTCGGCATCCAGCTGCCGGACAGCATGAAGCAGTCCATGAACGCCATGGGAAGTCTGGACGCCTCGTCGCTGGCGCTAGCGGGCGGCTTTGCCGCCGTCGCGACGGCCATCGTCAAGGCGGAAAAGGCGCTGATCTCCATGACGAAGGAAGCAGCCTCGAATGCAGACGATCTGCTCACGCTCGCCTCTGTGACCAGCATGACGACCGACTCCGTGCAGGAACTCAACTACATGGCCGACCTCACGGACGTCTCCCTCGACCGGATCAAGGACAGCCTCAAAGAGACCACCAACAAAATGCAGGAGGCCGCGACCGGGACCGGCGCAGCCTATGAAGCCTATCAGAAACTGGGCGTGGAGATCACCAACGCAGACGGCTCCATGCGCAGCGCGCAGGACGTGTTTTACGACACTATCGACGCGCTGGGCGATATGAAAAACCAGGCCGAGCGGGACGCACTGGCCATGGACCTCATGTCGGAGTCGGCGCAGGAGCTGAACCCCATCATCGAACTGGGCGGCGACAAGCTGCGCGAATACGCGCAGGAAGCCCACGACATGGGCTATGTGCTGGACAACGACGCGCTCAAATCGCTTCAGGCCGTCGACGACGCCTACTCCCGCCTGCAGAACACGCAGGAGGGCGTCAAAAACCAGCTGGCCGTCGAGTTTGCCCCGTACCTCGAAGAATTCTACGGCGACGTGACCACCATGGTCAAGGACGGCGGGAAGGCCATCAAGGACTCTGGGATCGTCGACGCCTTCGGCATGCTGCTTGAGACCGTCGGTGATATCCTCAATCCCATGTCCGACCTGTCCAACAACCGCGTCCCGGCGCTGACCAAGGCGCTGCAGCCGCTGGCAAAGGTCATGGCGCTCATGGCCGACGCGGCGGAGCTGCTCAAAGGCGTCATCAACTTCGGTACCGGCCACATCAGCGAGGGCTGGGGCCAGATGAAGCATGCGCTGGGCTTCGGCTACAGCAGCGGAAACGGAAACAACTACCAGAACCTGCTCGACAGCTACAACGAGCAGCAGTGGGGCCAGAGCGCGTCCGACCTTTCCAAGGCCTACGAAGAGGCCGTCGCCCGCGGCGACTCGTCGACCCTCGGTATCACCGAGGACGAATGGCGCAGGCGGTATCTGGGCGGCAACGCCTCCGGCACGGACAACTGGTACGGCGGCTTCACCCGCGTCAACGAAAACGGCCCGGAACGCATCTATCTCCCATCCGGCAGCCGCATCCAGACAGCCAGCGAGACCCGCTACACCTCCGGCGATACCTACAACACCACCGTCTACGTCGACCACGTCGAAGACCTCGACACCATCCTCCGCATCGCCAAAAACGCCAGGATCACAACCAGAATGGGGGCGAAGTAAATGGCAACCTTTACAGTGCAAGCGAGTGGCTCGACGGCAGTTGCGAAAAACTATCCGAATACAAACTACTCGAATCTTACGCAATATAAGCTGTTTGTAGATCCGTTTACCAATCATTCGGGAACGTTTGAAAGTTGGGACAACATCTTATTGAAATTCGGAGAACCGGCAGCCGCATACAAGTACAAACGCATTAAAGAGGTGCGGCTTGTGCTATATGCAATGCCGACGGCTGGAATATTGGGAAGTTGGGGATCGGCATATATATCGGCACGAGCACTTGGGCTAAAGGAGCCGCTTGATACGGATACAGCGACATATGCAACACAGCCGGAGCCATTTATATCCGGTGACGCAGTAGGATCGGAAAGCTGGACGGAACTCAATAAAGTTGTACAGGCGCGGGTGACATTCACAATGTCGCAATACAATGCAGCGGAGAAAAATGGACTTGTGAACGGTCTTCGAAACGGCTTTTTGTTTGCATTTAAAACGGGCGGAGAAGGACACGCATCAGAGGCGATTTTTTATGGTGCAAAGTCATCATACAAACCATTCCTTGAGTGCGAATACTCTGATGATAATGTAGGAATAAAGGCGGAGAATTTTGCACCGTCGTCAGGGGCTTTTGTAAACAGAACGAAAAAAAATACATTTACATGGGATACCACTGACGACACAGATCTCACACAGACGTGCTTCGCGGAGATAAAACAAACCTCCGCTGTTTTTGAGTGGCGCGTAAAAAACGCAAGCACATCAAAAGCGATAGGCGTATCTGGCTCGACGACCTCTTGCACGGTCCCGGCAAACACATTCCCGTCCGGGACGCTCGAATGGCGCGTAAAGGTGACGGCGAACAGCGGCACGACAACAACGTCTGCATGGCAGGAGATCACGACAACAGACGTTACCCCAACGGCTAAGCCTGTTTCCCCATCCGGCATCGTCATCGACGCCACCATCGTCAACCGCTTTAGCTGGCAGCACATCATTTCCACCGGCACGCCGCAGAGCAAGGCCGACCTGCAGTGGTCCGCCGACGGCACGACCTGGAACACGCTCGCGACCGTCACCGGCGAAAACCAGTACTACGACGCGCCCGCGAACACCTTTACGAGCGGGACGAAATACTGGCGCGTGCGCACCTACAACACCGACGGCACGGCCTCGGCGTGGAGCGAAAAGGCCGAGTTTATCGCCATCAACGCCCCATCCGCCCCGTCCATCGTCATCCAGTCTACCGGCCCGCGCCCGCGCATCACCTGGCAGACCACGGAGCAGGAGGCCTATCAGCTGACGCTCTCCAATGGATACGCCTCCGGCACGGTCTACGGCACGGAAAAGACATGGCGCTCGCCGGTCTACCTCGCCGACGGCAGCTACACCGTCCGCGTCCGCGTGCAGAACAAGTACGGCATGTGGTCCGAGTGGTCCGCGGCCGCTCTGCCCATCTCGCACACCGAGGGCGAGGCCATCACCCTGACCGCCACCGCCGGCCATGAGGCCGCGCTCACCTGGCAGACCGCCGGGAGCTACGATTTTTACCTCGTCGAGCGGGACGGCGTGGCCATCGCCCGCACCGTCCAAAAGCAGTACATCGACCACACCAGCATCGGCAGCGTCACCTACCGCGTCCGCGGCTGTTATGCAGACAGCGACAACTATGGCGTGTCCAATTCGGATACCGTCGAGATCCTGCCCGAGACCAACATGATCTGCGACCTCGAGACCGGCGTCTGGCTCGAGATGCGCCTGTCTGAAACGCAGCTGCGCACCAACCGCACCAGCTTCTCGGCCGGGGTCTCGACCGTCCATCTGGCGGGCCTTGCCTACCCCGTCGAGGAGCGCAGCGAGCAGCGCGACCGCGCCCTGTCCGTCGCCTGCGCCTGGCCGCACGCGCAGCGGGCCGCCGCCCTCGCGCTGGAAGCCCTTGTCGGCCGCCTCGTCTGCCTCAAAGACCGATACGGAAACATGGCCATCGGCACGCTCCCGTCGCTCGAGAGCAACTGCGACGAGTTCATGCGCCGCTATTCCTTCACCATCTCGCACACGAACCGGGAGGAGGCGATCACCCTTGACCCGTGACGTCCGCTTCCGCGTCGACGTGCTCAGAAACGGCGCACCCATCACCCACCTCCAATGGGACACCGGCAGCGCCCCGCAAATCATGTGCGACCGGACAGCCACCCTGCACGGCTCCTTCAAGGGCAGCTTCCTGCCAAACGATCTCGCGGAGCTGGAGTCCGACGAGCTGCGCCCTTGGATCAGCATCAACGGCGTCGAAACATCTCTCGGCATCTATCAGGCCGCGACCGTCAGCAGCAAGGGCGGAAGCGCCGGCACGCGCATGGAAATAGAAGCCTATGACCGCTGCTGGCGGGTGTACACGCAAAAAACAGAGACGCTCCTGCATCTTGCGGCCGGAGCGTCCTACATCACGGAAGTCCGAAAGCTCCTGACCGCCTGCGGCATTACGCTGGTGATCGCGGCGCCGAACGACGCAGTCCTCGCCACAGACCGCGAGGACTGGCCGATCGGCACGAGCTACCTGACGATCGTCAATGCGCTGCTCTCCGAGATCAACTACGAGAACCTCTGGTTCGACGCCGACGGTGTCTGCCGCCTCGAGCCGTACCAGGAGCCATCCGCCGCCATCATCGACTGGCGCTACGGCACGACGGACCTGTTCCTCCCGGAAAAGCACCCCGGGCAGGACTGGTCCGACGAGACGGACATCTTTGACGCACCGAACGTTTTTGTCGTGACCTGCAACAACCCGGATATGGACGCAGCAATGGTGGCGACCGCCGTCAACGACAATCCGGCGTCCAAAAAATCCACCTTCAAGCGCGGCATGCGCATCACCTCCGTCGAGCGGGTGGACAACATCGCCTCGCAGGAGGAGCTGCAGGCCTACGCCAACAAGCGCCGCAACGAGTCGCTGCTTGCTACGCGCGCCATTACATTTTACACGCTGAACGAGCCGGGGCACGGCGTCGGCGATATCCTCGCTCTGACGCACGACGAGATCGGCGGCATTTACCTTGAAACCGGCTGGTCGATCACGATGCAGGCCGGCAGCCTCATGACACACTCAGCAAAAAGGACGGTGATCGCCTGATGGAGGGCATCAACAGCTTATTTGTATCATCGATCAGCATGCCGGACGAAAATCTGCCGGAAAACTTTCTGGCGACCGTCGGCGCGGTCTATGACGATGGTCTGTCCCTCATCCTCGAGGGGCAGACTGAAGCCACAACAAAGCACTATAAATGCAACACGTCCGCCACCTTTGCCGCGGGAGACCGCGTCAAGGTCGCGCGGATCTCCGGCAGCTACGTCGTCGAGTACGTCGTCGGCCCGCCGGGAAGCGGCGGGAGCGGAGGAGAGAGCGCTCCGCCAGACAGAATCAAAAAAGATGGTTACGGCATGTACGTCAAAAGCAGTTTCTTGCTGCCACTTTACGGGAATGAAAGCATCGGCGCGACAAATGTGCCGTTTTACGGGGTGGCTGCAAATAGGGTTTGGCTGTGCTATAACGCAAGCAAATACGCAGCATTAAGGTGCAACAGCGACGGGAAACTGCTTGTGAACGGCACTGTGATTGGATAGGAGGCGAAACGACATGATCCAAATACACGTAAACAAAGCCTCCGCGCATCTCTGTTCGCCGCCGGAGCTGCTGACGGCGGGCATGGCCAAGGCCGTGACCGTTGAGTTCGTGTTTTCTGACGAGTGGGACGGGCTGACGAAGACCGCCGTCTTTACCAACGGCAAGACCACCGTCGACGTTCTGGCGGCGAACTGGGACGGGGATACTGTTCCTGTCCCGCACGAAGTTCTAGCCGTCCCGGGCCGCCACGCCCGCGTGGGCGTCTATGGCACGAATGAAAGCGGCGTCATCCTGCCGACTGTCTGGGTGTGCCTCGGCAAGGTACAGCCGGGCGCGGACCCGTCTGGCGACGTATCCGCCGACCCGGCCCTGCCTGTCTGGGCGCAGCTGCAGAAGCAGATCGGCGATCTGGACGACCTCCAGACCTACAACAAGGGAAACCTCGTCGACGCAATCAACGAGGCCCGCAACTCTGGCGGCGGCTCTGGTGGCGGGGGCATCCAGTCGGCACAGATCGACGCGATCCTCGTGATGACAAAATCCGAATATGACGCGCTGGACAAAAAGGACGCGCGGACACTGTATCTGTTGGAGGGATAACATGCTGGCAGTTGGACTCAAACGCATTCTGGAGCTGTTCATCGGCTCCATGGGCATCAAATCCGCCCACCTGGGCACGAAAACCATCTACGAAAGACCGGGCGGATTTTTGTACATTGAACTCACAAGCGAAGAAAGGGGATAAATCCAGATGGCAAGTTTTTTCAATCTGACACTTGATACGCTGGCACCTGCCGGCCTATCGCTGATCCTGAACGACGGTGCACAGTACGCGACCAGCGCGACCGTCACGGCGAAGATCTCTGTCTCCGACGAGACAACGACGGGATACCAGATGAAGATCTGGGGCACGAAGACGGCGGGGACCGAGGCGGAAGCGTCGTGGGAGACATTCACCGCGAAAAAATCCATCACGCTGCCCGACGGCGACGGCCTCAAGACGATCTATGTCAAGATGCGCGACGACGTCGGCAACGAAACGGCCGCAGTCAGCGACACGATCACGCTCAACACGTCGATTCCTGCCGTGACCATCACCGGCCCCGACAAGAGCAGGATCTCGAAGGTCACGGGCTACGATGCAGCGGCGTTCTCCTTCGTCTGCGACGTGGACTTTGAGGAATACACCATTCGCGTCGTTCCGGCGACGAGCAGCCTGCACACGGCGGGCACGCAGATCCCGACGACGGGCGGCTCCACCAACGTCAGCGGCACGGAGGGAGGCTACAAGAAGAACACCGCCATCAACGTCACTGTCAAGGGCGCGGACCTCGAGGCAGCGTCTTCCGGCGACGGCACGAAGATCGTCAAGGTCTTCGTCAAGAACGCCGCCGGGACCTGGAGTGCCGCCTGATGGCCGCGCCGCAGCTGACATTCTCCATCACGGGCAACAAGATCTCGGCGGTCTCGGGGTTCGACTCGATCACCGTTTCCTTCTCGTCGGACATCGCCTACACGGCCTTCGAGTGCCGCGCGACGAAGTCCGGCGAGGATTGGGGCCGCGGGAAGGGCGCTTTGATCGCGTCCTTCTCCCAGACCCCGGCGGGCACGCAGCGCACCTTTGAGGTTTACGACGATTTTCTGCTTTCCGGTGATGGGGAATACCGCATTTCGTTGTTCGCGCAAAGCGCGGACGGCAGCTGGAACGACAACTACGGCTTTATCCCGCTGGGAGAGTCGCAGGCGCTGAAGACCGCGGACGGCGAGGATTTTCTGTGTATGAAGGAGTGATCGTATGGCTTACAACAGCCAGTTTACCGGCGCGCAGATCGACGAGGCTATCGCCGACGTGCGCAGCAACAAAGACGCGTGGAACGGAAAGCAAGATGTGATTCTCGCCTCCGGCGCGGCCGTCGGGGACCTGATCAAGGTCAAGGCGGTGGACGCCAGCGGAAAGCCGACGGCGTGGGCCGTGGCCGTGGCGGGCACGGACTATATGAAGACCGGCAACATCACCAAACAGACGCTGGTCTCCGCGGAGACCACGCCGACCGAGAACTACGCCATCAACTGGCAATATGAGTGAGGAGGCCCCATGGCGCACAAGACATTGATCTCCGGCACGGGGTACGACGTATCCGGCGGGCGGGAGCTGATCGGGGGCACGGGCTACGCGAAGAAGAAAGGCCGGGTGCTGGTGAACGGCACCGGGTACGATATCCCGTTTTCCATCGGCATCCCGCTTTCCACCGTCGCGCTCGGCGATATCCTCATGCTGAACGAAAACGGCAGCCCCGTGCCGTTCTACGTCTGCAAGCACGACTACGAAAGCGGACTGAACGGCGCAGGGCGGACACTTCTGGTGAGGAAGGATTGCTATGACAAGCGTATTTTTGACAGCAGTAGCAAGATTTTCGCCGGGAGCTCGATAGACACATGGCTCAACGGAACCTGGATCAAGCTGCTGACATTGGACGTCCAGTCTGCGGCCGGCACGACAAAAATCTACTACTATGACGGAAGCAACAAGAAAGCAGTCACGACCCGTGCAGTGTTCCTGCTGTCGACAGCAGAGTTTGGCTACAGCGATTATGCTGATACTGACGGAGAACCACTGGACAGTGCTGTGAGAAAACTACTTTCCACTGCTTACTACGGCGGAAATAGTGTTGGACAGTGGACGCGTACACCGGCCACCTGGACACGGAACGACGTGTACGTTATAATGCCTAGCGGCCATTCGACTCATACGCCTTGCAACGACAGTTACGGCGTCCGCCCCGCCTTCACCATCCCCTCGACCTTCCCCGTGATCCAAAACCCCGACGGCACCTACACCCTTGCAGCATAAAGGAGGACCCACATGGGCACACACCACATTTTGAAAGACGGCACGTCCTACGCCATCAAAGGCGGCACTGACCTGATTGCTGGTACAAGTTACCAAATCGGGGGGGGGTCGAACGCTGGTGGATGGGACAGCGTATGAGGTCAAGTTCAGCGACGGGCTGACGTGGATCATAAATGAGTCCCCAAAAATAATGGTTTTTGAGCAAGCCATTGATTTTACATCAAACGGGAAAAAATTTGACTACTTCATGATCACTGCAGGCTCTCGGCCAAGCATTGTTTACTCTTACGGGCCAGGCGATATTTGGTACGCATATTTCAACGGGAGCTGGACGCAAGAGGCATTCCGGACAGTGACTTTCGCTGAAATGCCAACAGGAGCACTATTAGCATGGCTGCAGGCCAATGCCGTGCAGCAATAGACAGGAGGAACTTATGGACACCTGGTACATCACAATCGGAGGGCAGGAGATCGAGACGCGGCCGGCCGCCGGCCGCATGCGCGACGCCGACTGGGGCGGGCGCGAGAGCCGCGCCGTCACCATCGACAAGAGCGCGGTTGCAGACCCGCTGGCGCTGTTCTGCGACGGCGCCGTCTGGGGCATGATCCACCGCTACACCACGGCCGTCCCTGTGCTGGACGCAGAGGGCAACGTCCAGATGAACGAGGACGGAACCGTCAAGTCGACGACCGAGACCGCCGAGGACCGCTACATGGACGACTACGCGGACTTTACCCTTGCCGGCCCCATCACCGACAACCGCGACGGCACCATCACGGCGAAGATGGGCAAAAAAACGGCCAGCGACGTGCTGGCGGAACTGGAGGCGGCATATGACAGAGGCTAAACTGGCACAGGTAAAGAAAGCAATTACGGATGGCAAGCTCGTGCAGGCCGCAGGCGGCATCACCACGACTGTAACCCAGTCGGACAAGCTGGGCTTTGACTGGAAGAACTTCTTCGTCAACGACGTTCCCGTGCGCCGGGAGTACGTCGAGCAGGCCGTGAAAGCCGGCACGGCGGATAACCCCATCCATTGGCAGCCCGCCATGCCCCTCATCCAGAACGCCTACTACACCCACAACGGAGAGACCAAGGTCTGGATGGGCACGGCAGGCGCGACGGCAAAGTGGACGGATGCGGCCTTCGTGCCGATCTGATAACGCGGAAGGGAGACACCATGGACACAAAGACCATCATCGTTACGCTCGTCTGCGCCGTGCTCGGCTCGTCAGCGCTGACGGCGGTCGTCAACGCCGTCGTCAGCGCGATACAGAAAAAGCGCGGCAAGGCCACGACGCAGGAGGCACACCTAGCCGAGATCGACAAAAAGCTCGGGAAAATGCAGGAGCATCAGGATGAGCAGTATCTCGCAATTCTCCGGCTGACCATCATGTCGGAGGAAATGCCAATGGCCGAGCGCCTGATCGCCGGAGAGAAGTATAAAAAGATGGGCGGGAACGGCGACGTGAAAAAGTTCCTGCACCAGCTGGAGGCGCAGTGCGAACATAGCAGTGCGCAATAAATTGGGAGGCAGATATGCGGGTAAAAGGCAAGTGGAGCAAGGGCGAAATGGCGCGAACCATTGTTGTATATCTGCTCCAGCTCATCACAACGGTAATTGTCTGGGCCTGCGCTCTGAAAACCGTCGCCGTCCTAATTGCAATCATCCGAAACCCGGAGCTCGGCGCGTCGGTCGACCTGTCCGACGTGCTCGGTTTTACCGGCTGGGCAACCATCACAGAGCTTGGCCTGCTTGCCTTCAAGCGGGTTTTTGCGAAGAAAAATGAAACAGTCGAATAGCGAAAGGAGTAATTACTTATGGACTACACGCAAATCATCTCGGCAGTGATCGCGCTCATCAGCGCGCTCGTTTCGGCATTCTTGATCCCGTGGCTCAAAACCAAGATCGACGCGGACAAGCTGCAAACGCTCCGCGCTTACGTTGAGATCGGCGTCAAGGCGGCGGAGCAGCTGTACACCGCGACGGACGGCGCGGCGAAAAAGGCGTATGTTGTGAACTTCCTCGCCGAAAAGGGCATTCAATTTGATGTGGAAACGATCGATAAGCTGATCGAGGCCGCCGTGCTGCAGCTGCACCACGAACTGTACGGGAGTGAGAGAGCATGAGCATCAAAATTGGGCAGGCCAGTCTTGGAGAAACCGGAGGCCGCAACCAGCAGCCAGGAAACCAGAACGGCCGGGAACTGAATATCTCGCGTTGGTACAATGGCCGCTGGCTCGGCGTCCTGCGCTACAAGAGACGCAAAAAGGCCGAGCGGGCCGCGCAGACGTGCGAGGCGGCCATTAAAAACCAGAACATCGGTTACGACATGAGCGACCGGAACACGGCGTATGAGGCCGCCAGAGCCGTCGGATGGGACGTGAGCAAGATCACAAAGCCCGTGGAGACGGACTGCTCCGGCCTCATGACGCTCTGCGCCGTGGCTGCAGGCTGCGCGTCGGTCGAAGCGCTCTACCGTCGGCAGGGCAACAGCTGCACGACATACTGCATGCTGCACGATTGGCCCGCAACGGGAGACTTTGAGCTGCTGACCGGCAGCAAGTATCTGACGACGGACGCGAATCTCCTGCGCGGGGACGTGCTGGTAAGCTCGGGCCATACCGTGATGGCCCTCGAAGATGGAAAAAACGGAGAGGGGGAAAAAGAAGTGGTCGAAAAGAGCAAAATCATCGTGGACGGCAAGGAAGTCGCCGTTGAACGCATCCTGAAAGACGGCACGAACTACGTCAAGGTGCGCGATCTGGCCGCCGCGCTGGATCTCGAAGTGAGCAACAAGGGCAATATCGCCGTGCTGAAGCACAAGGAAAAGTAAGCCCTGCCCGGCGGCGGGCCGAAGGGAGTGACGAAAGCATAACTGCGCGGCTGGCTCTGCCGAAGGAGCTGGAACACCTCACGCGCAGCGACTGGGAGCGCGTCACCGACGAGGGCATACTGGATCAGATCGATCAGCAGATCGTGAAGCTTTATATCGTGCGCAGGCTCCCGCAGATGGACGCCGCCGCCGAGATCGGCGTCGACCGCAAAACCATCTCCCGCCGCCTGCCGCACATCTACAATATCGCCCGCCGTCTGGTAGGGAAAACGGACAAAGAGAAAGCGCCATGAGCAACGGCTCATGGCGCTTTTTCCATACGTAACGGGCGTAAAAAAATTGTGCGAAAATCTATTGCAAAAAGAATCTAAAAAAGTATAATTGAGTTAGAAGTGGCGCCCACCATCCCCCACCACTGCGCCGCGATTAAAGGAGGAAAACAAAGTGAATGCCATTTATATCGATGGGTTTAGCCTTATCGGAGGGCTGACTGACATTAAAGTTGATTTGCAGACGTCTACTCCGATGCTGGATGAGAACAATAACGTTGTCGGAGAAGAGAGAGCACTTGCGCAACGGATCACGTTGTCAATGCCGATGGCGAAAGAGCTTGCGGAAAAGTTGGCTGAAATGGTTTCTGTATATGAGCAGCATGTCGGGCCAGTTATGAGGCTGGATGAAATCAGGGCAAAATTGTCCCCTGAGAAAAAGTAAGTATGGACGATGAACTTCTGTTTGAGACAGTAGATCCACGTGGATACAGAGTTGTGCTGTCTGCAGAGCGTTATTATGGGCATATTATAAGCAGTGACGGTGGGCACAACCCGCACCCGGAGTTTTCTCCGGATGAAATAAAAAGTACGATTCAAAAACCAATCGCAATTTGGGAAGGGAGAGAACCTGACAGCGAGGTCTATTTCGCAAAAACATCTTCGCAATACCCGACGCTATTCATGAAAGTTGCCGTATCAACATATGATGATTGCGGAGACGTCACGTCGGCCTTCCTGTCAAAAGAGATGAAAGGCGGAATCAAGGAAGGAGGCCTGAAGTATGTCAACTATAGCAATGGACTACGATAAAAAGTATGACATCTTTTACGCCAGATATCCGCTGAACGAGCATAGCTACACAGAAGAGGATGACGATGGCATCGTCACTTACCACAGCATCAAGACGGACAAAATAACCGGGATTGCAGTTTACTCTTTTAAAAAGAGACTGCAGAACGGTACTTTACGTTTGAACATGCTGCCTGTGCCGCTGGATATGTATCGGAATAAAATCAACAGCATGATATCATAAGCGAAGCCGCCCATCAGGGCGGCTTTTTACGCCATGAGCTACAGCTCATGGCGTTTTTTCTATCTTTCCAGGAAAAGCGAGACTGCAGAAGTCTCGCTTTTAGTTGCCCATGATTTTTTAAGCCCCTACTTAACGGCAAGGGATTTCCGCTTTTTTGGCTCCCTACTTGACGGCAAGGGATTTCCGCTTTTTTAGCTCCCTATTTAACGGCAAGGGATCTCCGCTTTCATGGGCAGATGATGAACGGCGACGTTCAATCTCTGTAGATTCCTGAAATGGTTGTGCCGCGGATCGTGCGGTGCCAGATTTCAGGATTCTTTCGCGGATCTCTCCGCACCACTAGTATAAACTCAAAAATGTGTAGAAGTCAAGAGGGGGAGCTGGGAAAATTTTTAAGAGGTGAGAATGTCCCACAAATGGTACACAGATGTCCCGGAAATGTCCCCCATAAAAACCGGGGAAGCGGCAGAATGAGAGTAGGAGCTGGCCAGCTTACTACTTTTACCGGAGGATTTTTTATGGAA